GGTGGACTTGTTGGTAAGGGACCAAAGAAGTCTTCCGACTCAGGTCTTGACTGGTTCAACAGCTTCATTCAAAACCTTCTAGGTGGTGGCAACCCATCTGCTGCTATGCAGAATAATGCCACTAGGTCATTGTTTGCTCAGTCATACACCCAGGGTGCTAAGAACATGGGGGTAGACCCAACAGACCCAATGTTCTATGCATCAATGTTTGCACCATCTATGGGTCTTAAAGGGCTTGGCATGGCTGGTAAGGGTGTTTCAAAACTAAAGGGTCTTTCTACATCAAAGAATACTGGACCACGTACAACGCTTGCTAACTATATAGATACCCCAAGAATTTCTCAAGCATATCTAAACTTTATGAGAACTAATCCAGCAATTTCTGTAAGAATGAGAAGTGAGCAGCTTATTGACAAACTTGCTAAAAAAGATTTTGCTTACAGGAATGCATTTGAAGAAGGCATGGTTGTTGACGACTTAGACCCTAGACTAGAAGTTGAGAATATGCTTTTTGGTTTGGGCAAGGATGCTCCAGCATCTTCTAGACCAATCTATGGAGCAGGAGTTAGCCCATATACTCCATGGAGCATTAGAGGAAAAGCATCAAGAAATGACAATGCTTTTGAACGTTGGGCTTTAAGAAGTAAGTCTTCAAACATTAATTCAGAATATTTTGACCGATACGGAGATATTTCGCTACTGCTAAAGAATAGAGTAAAGAAGCGTTCTACCTTTACTCTTGGAGATAGTTTTGTTGCAAGAAAAACAGACTCTCTTGTTCCAGGTGGAACAAAGAAAACAGTTCCAGCACCATTTGGAACAATGAGTCAATCAAAAATCCTTGGTGCAGCAACAAGTATGGGTAGACCAGACTTGCAATTTGTTGAAGCACAAATTTTTGGTGGACTTCCATTTTCTGATATTAAAAAGATTATTGTCAAAAACCCAGAAATGATTCCATTGCTACAGCAAAAACTTGCAGAGGCTGGACTAAAGATTCCTGTAGGGCAAACAAAGCTCAGTCCTCTAGGAAAGCTAAATGAAATGTTCTACAAGAATAAAGTTCACGGACCTACTGGATTACCCATGTTTATTCCTAAGTTTAAGTCTGGTGGAATGTTCCGTACACCATATGCCGATGGTGGTCTTGCTATGCTTCACGATAAAGAATTTGTTATGAACCCTGGAGCAGTTAAAGAACACGGTATTGATAAGCTTAAGGCTATGAATAACGGTACATACAACGGTGGTTCAGTGTATAATAGTTATGGAGTAAATATTAGCGTTGATGGTTCTAACTCTAATGCAAACGATATTGCACGAACAGTTATTAGAGAAATCAAGCGACTAGATTCACAAAACATTAGGAGCACAAAAGTTTAATGCCAAATAACGCAGATTATATAGTAGGTAGAAAAAAGTATTCTCGTCCACAGGCTATGCTTTGGGCAGACAATCAGGGTACTCTGGCTGCTTATAATGGTCAAAACTACTATGTTCCAACTGGTAATGAAGTGAATGCTGCAACTGGCACTGGTGACTTTTTAATCCTATCTGACGACAATAGAAGCCCCATAGAGTTTGCTCAACAAAGAATTGAAAACAGAAGAAGAACAGTCAATGGTCGTATGCGTTCATACCACATTGCTGATAAACTACAGATATCTCTTTCTTGGGAAATGCTTCCGTCACGCTCGTTCTCTAATGACCCTAATTTTAATGTTACAACTGGAAAGCCAACAAGTACAGGATATACTGGACTAACAAAAGCTGTTCCAGATACCGCTGGAAACTACTTGTATCAGTACACAACTGATGGCGGTGCTGGTGGTGCAGAAATTCTAGACTGGTATGAAAACAATAAAGGCTCTTTTTGGGTGTACCTATCGTATGACAAGCATCCTAATTTTGAAGGCGTAGCCCAAGGTGAGTACGCAAACCTTGGAAAGTATAGCCAAGTTATAGAGATGTTTATTTCTGACTTTAGCTATTCAGTTCAAAAACGTGGAGGCACTAATTTTGACTTTTGGAACATTAGTGTTACCCTGGAAGAGGCGTAATGTTTACAACAGCAACAGAGTCTGCAACAATTACTGGTGTATCGGCTAATGGTACAAATATTGTTTATACTGCTGCTAATACTTTTGCAGTAGGAGATATTGTTCACGTTTCTGGAATTTCTCCATCTAATTTTAATATTCCAGATGCAGTAGTTACAGCAAGAAGCTCAACAAATTTTACTATTGCCAGCACAGAAACTGGGACATACGTTTCTGGCGGTACAGCAATATATGACGAACTAAAAAATCACACAGCAACATCATCTGTTATTAGAACAAATACAGCAGTGATTGCAGAGTGGAATCTAAACTCGGCAGATAACATTGCAAAAATTGGTAACTATAGATATAGACCAGATGATTCTGGAAGTGCTTACTATACAATAGCTACAGCATATGACTCTTCCGATGCAAGCAATAACTATACTAACGCTACCTTTGCCGATGTGCTTGTTGACGGAGGTCTAGAAGATGATGGAACACCATACTTTACAACCCTAGAAAATCAGAAACAAAGACTACTGTTTTCGCTTGAAGATTGTTTTGGAAAAAATAGACCACGCTCTGGAATTAACAAGTTGATTAATTTTCCTGGAAGAAACATAAACTTTTCTAACGAAAACATGGCACTTAGACCAAGATATTATGTAGCAAGCAGAGACGATAAGTTTAAATACTGGTGCTCATATAGAAAAGAAGTCGTGTCTAATGTTTCAAAAAATAGGGGTATTTCTAAAAATGATGGAAATGGTAACTATATCGATGATGCTGCACCATTCGTAGTTTATGAAACAGAAGTTCCATCAAACAGAGTAGTAGTAAAAATGCAAACTCATGTTGGAACATACCAGGCATATGCCAATGACCCATTTTACGGAGACGCAAATAAGCTTGTTCCTAGCGACTGGAAAATCCAAAGATTGAATTTGTCTAATAACTGGGAAACCCTGAAAGATAGTGACGGCTCAGACATAACCTTATCTGACACTGACATTCCAGAAAATGGTTATGTTGAGCTAGAGTATGGATTGAACACAGATTCTTTTACTGGATATGAGTCAACATTTTTTCACGCAGGAGAATATTCTACAAGTAGCGACCTTCCAATTATGGCTCCAACAGTTGGATATGCATATCTTGTTGGTGCAGATACATCTAACGCTGGAACCTATTATATCTATAACGGTGGCACAAGCACAACAAACACCGACAACTATGACGACTTTACAGCAAAATATGGTTGGAAAATTCACAATGAATCTATAGACAGATTTACACCATTTGTAACAGACCTAACTAGCCCAAGCTACTACACGTCTGGCTCTGTAAAAGTATTTAGAGAGTTGCAGTTTGTCAAGGGACTCAGAGTTGTTGTTTCTAAAATGAAGAAGCCAAACGCAACACTAGACCTAATTGAGCTGTCTCCAAGACTTGTAGTTGACCTATCAGGAAAGACTGAAAACTTTTCAGTAAGAAAGCACGGTTCCGACCTTGGCTCTAGCGGTATGCCAGTAGGAAAGCTTTTGGCTGGCAGCGGAACGCTAAATCTTTTTGACTATGACCAAGCATTTAACCCTAATAATGTTTGGACATATGCTTCAAACACTGGAAGCATCATTAGTAGCTTTATTTCAAAAAATCTACAGGTAAAGCTATATGAAATTATTCGTGGAGTAAATGGTAGCGACTACTATGTTCCAATTAAAACAATGAACTGTCTAGGCTTTCCACAATATGACACCATGTCAAGAAATGTGTCGCTAGAACTAAGAGACCAATATCTAATGCTTGAGTCAATGACAGCACCACAAGTATTTGTTCCAGACGCATCTCTAAGCTATGCTGTGTCGGTTATTCTTGACTCAATTGGATTTTCCAACTACATCTTTAAAAGAGTGGACAATGTTGCAGAACCAGTAATACCATTTTTCTTTGTTGGTCCAAATACAAGCGTTGCTGAAATTTTGCAAGAGATTGCAGTCTCAACACAAAGCATGATGTTCTTTGATGAATTTAACAATTTTGTTGTTATGTCAAAAGAATATGCGATGCCTACGGAAAGCCAAAGAAGCACTGACTATGTTCTTTATGGTTCACAAGACTACACAGAATCATCCGTTGCTGGTGAACTTGGTGTAAAAACAAACACTAAAAAACTTTCTAATATTGTTCAGGTAGCTTCAAAGGTACACGATATTTATAATGATGGAAAAATAAACTATAGTGCTAGATATATTCAAAAATCACCAGCAGACATAAGACAAGCCTACGCAGTAGACATTGACAAGACCTGGATATATAAGCCAACATTGCTATGGGAAGCAACTGGAGAAGACACTACAAAGTCTACAAATGGTGCAAACAATATGTCTGAAGGATATGCCTTAACTGCAATACCATTAAACTCTCCGCTATCAAGTGCTGTGCCAGAATATGTTGCTGCAACAACTGGACTTATTGCAACGCTTACAAGCGGAAGCACCACAGTAACTCTTACAACTGGGTCAACATCAAACCTAGTAATTGGGCAATCGCTTACAAAAACTAGTGGTACAGGGGCTTTTGGTTCTGGAGCAAAGATTTCAGAAATTGTTTCTGGAACAGTTTTTAAAACAACAGTAGCTCACCAAACCAATGGTTCAACGACATTTAAAACAGATGGAATTATAAAAAACAATATTATTAGTTTTGGTGATTCTGTATACTGGATGCCAAGATACAATGGATACTTTTATGCTAATGGTGAAGTAATTAAGTATGATGCTGTAGAGTATGTTGTGCAGGGAATTGGTAATGTCTGGATAAAAGACAAGCTAGAGTACGAAAACTATTTCTCAAAATTAGGTTTTGGAAAAAAGATTTATCCTAGCGGTAAGGTAAGGATTTATTCAAAGCTAGACTCAACGCCAAGCGTTGTTCGTCATGGTCGTGGTCAGTTTGGCACAGATATTGTTTCGCACACTTCTGGAATATCTTCGCACTGGACAAATGCTTCAAATAGAAAAGGTTTTGTTATGAAAGCAGAGTACCTATTTGAAGAAAAAACATTGCCAGCAAGTCTTACAGGTGGAGCAATTGGTAATCCAGCAGCAGCTTCAACAATTAAAGGAAAGGCAACTAGCTCACTAAAAAATAGCCTACTAATGTTCCCCAATGAAGCTGACTGGATTTCAAAAACAAAATCCTCTCTTGGTGGCTCTGTAAAAGCATCAGCCTTAGTTCTGACTGGAGCATCTAAAAAAGACCTGTCAGATAAAAATATTTCTGGTAAAAACTTTATTACTTATGTACATAAACAACTGGATAATAAGTTTGTTCATTTTGGAACCAGGGTAAGAATTGTAGGTTCGCTTATGAATAATAAATACAATAAAGACCTTTATACACAAAAAGTTCAAAATGCAACAACGTTTTATAACGGAGCAAAAATTGATGGTGGCTCTGCTGGACTAGCCTTTATGCTAGATACTACCTCAAGCAAAAATAATGGATATTATTTTGAAATTGCAGCACTAGGGTTTAGCAATGTTGACGACTTCAAGATAGCAGATAATGTTTTCTTTTACAAGGTGCAAAAAGAATCTGGAGCTGCTGAGACTGCTTCGGCAATTCCAGTAACTTTGTTTAAAACTACTGCTCAAATCGTTGTAGATGCTGGTTCTTTTGTTACACAGGGAAGACTTACTACAGAAGAAATTCCAACAGTATATGACCTTGCAGTAGAGTATGAAAAGATATCTAGCAAGTGGCTAAGATTTTATTTATACATAAATGGTACTCTAATAGGAGTTGTTGACGACAAAGACGCTTTACCAGTAAAGAAAAACATTGCCATGTTTGTTCGTGGAAGCACAAAAGCAATTTTTGAAAATGTTTATGCAATGAGAAATAGCTATGAAAATTCTGGTAGCTCTTCAATTGAGGTTGCCCCTGGACAATCTACCACAATCTTTGATGATAATTATGTATCAGTTGGTGAAGCACTAAAAAAGTATGCCATAAGTGGTATTATTCAGCAAACATATTTAACAAAGCTTGGACCAGATGGCTCAAAGTATAAGATATACTATGATGAATTTGGAACTATATTCAGAGAAGCAGCATACTTTGATATCAAATACGATAAGGCTTATCCAGCACTTTTTGCAAAACTTGTTAGAACATTCTCAAAAGAAAAGGGATACACTGTTTCTGGATTTAATGCAAATGCATATGGTGCAGAGTTTTTGCTTTTTAATGCTACAGACAACGTAGTTATGATTGACCAGGGAGTAGGAAATATGCTTAGAATTTCTGGTATAGCTCTAACAGATGAATCAAACAAAACGCTAACAGTGGATGACTATTACAATAAGAGAGCAGATTTCTCTAACCCAGCTTTTTCTGGTAACAGTCTTGTAACTCAAAATCTTTATGAAGAATATTTAGATATTAAGAATAGTAGAACTACATACGGAATAAAGTCATTTGAAATAAACCCAATCTTTATTCAAAGTCAGGACTCTGCAAATGAACTAATGGGATGGCTAATATCAAAGATATCTAAGCCAAGAAACGCAGTAGGTATTGAGGTGTTTGGTGTCCCATATGCACAACTTGGAGACATTGTTAAGGTAGACTATATAAAGGATGGCGTTGACCAGGTATCTTTGACAGACTCAAGATATGTTGTATATTCTATTGAGTACGGTTATGATTTTGAGGGACCCAAGACTATGCTATATTTAAGTGAGGTTCAATAATGAATAAGATAAATGCAACTCCAGATGAAGGCTATGTTCCAATTAAAGCTATATCAGGTATAAACGTACCACCTGGAAGAACTGAAATCGTAGAAGAAGACTATATTACTGCAGAAGTGGCTTTAGAAGATATTGAAAATCTTTTGCTTCAAGACATTGGCGGTAGAGAGCTTATCCTATTAACTAGACACGACCAAATTAACGGCATTGTTCAGGAATACTCCCCAATTAAAAACATATCTGAATTGGCACTAGAGTATGCCCCAACAGAAATAGCAAAAAACTCAAACGCAGTAAGCGACCTGCTTGATTTGTTTTACTATAACTTTAATGAATATTTGCCCTCAGTAGAGGAGCTTCAGGAACTATACCCAACCGATACATCCAAACAAAAAGTGGTTTATTTTGATAAAGCAACAAACTCAATAACCATTCATATTGCAAATGCGTTTAATGGAGAACAGGTTGAAATAGAATTTTTATCATTTGATGAAGTCAAAGATGATACAATATACTAAGAGGTTAAAATATGATTACAGATAAAGGAATTGAGCTACTAGGTAGATATATTGCTGGTCAGATACCAGCATTTGCTTCGCATATTGCTATTGGTTGTGGAGAACAATCGTTGCTAACTGCATCAAGCCTTTCTGACTACTCAGCAACTGAATCGTTAAAGTTTGAAATGGCAAGACTTCCTATTGTATCTAGAACAGTCATAAATGATGGAGAGACGTATGCTGTATTTACAGCAGAAATACCATCTTTGAATAGATATGGAATTACTGAAATTGGAATTTATCCAGCATTAGAAAATAATGTTGCTGGCTCAGTTGCAAGCAAAAACTTGTTTTCTTTTTCAGATGCAGAAGACTGGCAAACACACAATACAACTACCCCATCTGTTTCTGCTGTACAGCTTATACACGATATTGCAGATAGTGATGGAAATATTGATGCAGATACAACAACATATCCTGCCTTTAAGTTGGCATCAGATAATGCTATTTTTGGTAGCAACTACAGACTAAACAGACAAGAGCAACCAAGATTTTTAAATTATGCATTAGCCATGAAAGGCAGTTATACTACGAGAACTGGGTCAGTACCAAACTATGAACTTGACTATACTGCAAATCACATTGAATTAAGTTCTGGCATTGACCTATCCGCACTTGACCAGGCAAACGAAGTAACGGATGAGATAAGGGTGGCATTTTCTGTTATGCCAACAGACATTGACTCACCAGCCACGCCATCATATGTGTTGCTTACAGTTGAGTTTGCTACTGCAGATTCTGGTGGAGAATACGCAAGAATGATTATGAAGCTAAATTCAAATATCTCAAATCAAATTGATACCAATAATAGAAATCGGGTAGAAAAGAAAACTCTTGGTGAGCTAACAAAGTCATCGGTTGATTTTAAGTGGTCAGATGTGACACACGTTAAGATTTATGCAAATGTTGATAATGCAGCAAACAACTATGTTGTTTTAGATGGCATTAGATTTGAAAATCTGTCCGATATAGATAATCAGTTTGGTCTTGTTGGATACACTATAGTTGTAAACCCAGATACTGATGTTATAAACGAAAGACCTATTGTAAAAATTGAAAACACAACATCATACATAGACTTTAGGTTTAAGCTAGGGCTGGTATAGTGGCTATTCAAAAAGTTGTTTTGCCATCAGAATTTTTGCCACTTCCTAAAAAAGATGGCAAAATTTATTTTAGATATCGAATTAAATCTGCAGATAATGTAGCCACTTCATCATGGTCAGACATTAAAAGTTTGCAAGGAAACGTAGCAGCAGACTTTTCTTATTATTCTGGAACAGCAAGAGCCACAGCTGCAGTGTCAATAGACAGTCTTTCCATTAACCTAGAGTGGGATGCCCTCGGTGGAGATATTTTGAAAAACTCAAAGTTTGATATTTTTGCAAAATGGTCTTATCCAGATAGCACCCTTGACGATGCAAATTATTTTTATGTAGCAACTGTATTTGCAACAAGTTATTTTTTAACAATTCCGTATGAAGGTGGAGTTGGAGAAAAAGCTACAGCTGGAAACTTTTTAATTCAAATTGCAACACAAGAAAAAGAAGAAAATAGTTCTATGGAGGTAGCTCGTATTGAAAACGTTTCTACTACATACTCCGCACCACCCATTGATGGCGGAGAAATAGTCTAGGGTATGGTATAATAGTAAAATGGGAATTATTAATGAGCCATCAATTGGTCAGGCTATCGACGTAAACTATATTAGCGAAATTGTTAGAGAGGTTAACAATCTTAATGGAAGTCTTGGCAACAAACTAACACAATCTAGAATTCCAAAAGCTGGAGGAAATAAGCCAACACAGCCAATTCTAACATCAAACCTATCTATTGTTACTGGTAGTACAAAAGTTACAACAGATAACGAGAGCAAGACAACAGATGTTAAACCTTTTGCTTTTGAGTTTGGAAGAACGTTTAGCGGTGCTCCAATTGTGACTGCCACACCACAACTTGCAAATACTGGAGTTGATGCTAAAACTGTAGCTGTGTCAGTTATTATCAAGAGCATAACTAGTTCACAGGTTAACGGTGTTGTAGTGTTTAATTCACCAGCCAAAAATGCCACTATCACTATAAATATTATTGCTATTGGTGCTCCTGCTGGTGCAAACTAGGACTAAGCATGGACAGAGAAGCATATAATAGTGCTCCAGTAATTCCAGGTAGCAAAAAGGTTTGGTTTCTAAATGGAGACCTGGTTAGAGTTCATCACCTAAACCGTTCTAATGGAATCATGTCAGTTTACAATATAAATAAAGATAGACTTGAAAGCTGTTTAGTAACAGACTTTAAACGTAATCGCAAGAAAGCTTATACTGTTGGTGAAACAGCAATCCTAGTAAACAGACACAAGAAATATATGCCAAGCCTAATGAAGCGTGGTATTATTCCACATCCAACAGGAAGCCAAAAAGGTGGGGCAACTGGATGGCAAGTCAGAAGCTATTACTCTGAGTTGCAGGTTCACGAAATTCGTGATATACTAGCTACCTACCACATTGGACAACCACGCAAAGACAAGCTGATTACCAATGATATAACTCCTACTAAACAGGAGTTGACAAGGCGTATGGGTGATGGTATACTTACTTATACAAGGACCGAAGACGGTCGCTTCATTCCTGTTTGGAACGAAGAAATTTAACGAGAGAGCAGTAGGGTATGAACAACGAAGAAACTAAAGTAACAGTAGGTCTAGGCTATACGCTTAACCTAGGCAACTTCCAGTCGCTACGCATTGACATTAGCGTAACTGACAACAAGCGTGAGGGTGAAAACACTAACGATGCATTTGAGCGTGTCTACGGATTTGTAGAGAAGAAGCTCACAGAAAAGGTAGCAGAAGCACAGTCAGAGACTGACGGTAAATAATGGCTGAACGCAAAGACCGAATGGCTTTGCTTTCTCGTTACGCAAAGCTTCACACCAAACACTATGAAGAACGAGTAACTCTCAACCTAAACGTTGAGCAATGGGCTGCAGACGCTTTGATTGAATCCTATGGTCTACCAGAATGTTATGACCTATTAGAGTATTACTTTTCAGTTAGCCAGACTCCAACCTGGAAATACTTTGCTAACTATGCAGACAAAATTATAGATGCAAGACAGCAACTACAGCAAGACATGAAAGAAAGAGCAGAACGTAGGGCGAAAGCCAAGGAGTGGTTAAATGACTAATACAGAATCAAAGCTAATTTCAGCGGTATTACAAGACAAGCAAGTACACGTACTACTACAGGCAAACGTAGAGAACATTCTTAGAACCCATACTGATATCTGGACATTTATTCGCAACTACTCTGAAGCAAATGGAACTGTCCCACCAACCTCATTGGTCATAGAAAAGTTTCGTGACTTTATTCCTGTTGATGGCATTGGTGCTACCAAGTATCACCTAGAAGAACTACAGGCAGAGTTTCTAAACGACAGCCTTAAAGATGTCCTACGCTCAACTGCTGCAGAAGTACAGGCTGGTCAGGGAACCAAGGCACTAGAAGACCTAATCACAAAGACCTCTGAGCTAAAGAAGAACACAGCGGTCATTCGTGACATTGACGCAACAGACCTTGACTCAGCAGTTCTATACTTTGAGAATCTAGCAAAGCAACAGGCACTAGGCTCTATTGGTATCAAGACTGGCTTGGCTGGCTTTGACAACTATCTACCTGCTGGCATTACTCCAGGTCAGCTAGGAGTGTTCCTAGCCTACCCAGGTATCGGTAAGTCGTGGATGGCTCTGTACTTTGCAGTACAAGCATGGAAACAAGGCAAGTCGCCACTAATCATCTCTCTAGAAATGTCGGAGACAGAAGTTCGTAACCGTGTATTTACAATCATGGGTGAAGGTCTGTGGTCACACAGAAAGATGTCTAATGGTCAGGTAGAAATTGAAGACCTAAAGCGTTGGCACAAGAAGGAACTTGCTGGCAAGCCAGAGTTCCACATTATCTCTAATGACTCTGGTGGTGAAGTTACACCATCTGTTATTCGTGGTAAGATTGACCAGTATAAGCCAGACCTAGTTATTGTAGACTACCTACAACTTATGTCGCCCAACCAGAAGTCTGACAACGAAACGGTACGCATGAAGAACTTATCTCGTGAACTAAAGCTTATGGCTATTAGCGAAGAGATGCCTATTATTGCTATCTCGTCTGCAACACCTGACGACGTTAACAAACTTGATACTGTTCCTACACTTGGACAGACTGCATGGTCACGTCAGATTGCATACGATGCTGACTGGGTTCTTGCTCTAGGTCGTGCCACTAACTCTGACATCATTGAGTGTGTGTTCCGTAAGAACCGTAATGGTTTTATGGGTGAATTTATTGTCCAAGCTGACTTTGACAAAGGCTACTACCGATACAAGGACTTTGAAGAAAACTAGTTATAATGGAGTATGGGCAACATACACCATAAGCCAATTAGACATTTTTTCTTGGATGGTCAAATCCACGATGAAGCAACTATCGGTAGACTTAAAACTGAATATATTAGGTTAGTCACCGCAGAAATGCGTTTATCTGGATATGTGCCAAGGCTTGACATTAACCCAGATTTTACGATAGAATTTAATAGCAAAACAGAATATTTTACATTTCAATTATCAATGTACGGAACATATGTAGGAAGAAGAAAGAGCGAATGGATTACAGGAATAGACGGAACAGTAGCGTATACACGCCAGAACAAATCAAACGAATCCTTGCAGGGTCAGGAATCAACGTCGAATCAGAAGTAGATTCAGACTACATTATATTCTGCCCTTTCCACAATAACCATCGCTCACCTGCTGGAGAAATTGACAAGCGTTCTGGTTTTTTCTTTTGCTTCTCCTGTCAGCACGTTTGTGACCTAACTGCCTTTGTTATGCATACTTCTAGCCGTACCTACTTTGAGGCGGTACGCTTCATTAAGTCCAAAGAAACAGAGACTGACCTTTCTTATCAGATTAATCAAGCATTAGTAGTAAAACCAGACTATACGCCATACGATGAATTGCAGATTAAGAGACTAAACCAGCAAGCACTAGACTCTCCTAGAGCATTGCGATACTACTCTGGTAGGCTCATAAACGAGGCTTCAATCCGCAAATTTGATTTAGGGTATAGTGAGAAGCAAGACATGGTTACAATCCCTGTAGCGTCCCCTGAAGGCGTTTCAGTGGGGTTTGTGGGCAGGTCCGTAGAGGGTAAAGACTTTAAAAATACACCAGGACTACCAAAGAGTAAAGTCCTATTTAATCTACACAGAGTAAAAGCATCTAGCAAAGTCTATGTAGTTGAATCATCATTTGATGCTATTCGACTTGACCAGTGTGGCTTTCCTGCTGTAGCAACTCTTGGAGCAAATGTATCTAAGATACAAACAGACCTACTTCAAAAGTATTTCAATGAAATATATGTCATTGCAGATAACGATGAAGCTGGCGGTAACATGAAAGACAAGCTTATTGAAAGACTTGGCAGTCGTGTTAGCGTTATCAAATTAGATAAACAATATAAGGATATTGGCGATATGTCAGATGAAGCAATCAAGAATCTTGAAGAATCATTTGACAATACTATCGCTGGTATGCTAAACTAGTAATCCGCTAAAAACATAAGGAGAATATTATGAGCGTAATTAGAGGGCTAAAAGACATCAACGCACTAGTTGACAAGCCAAAATATGACAGCACCGCAAACGGTGGACAGAAGATTCGCTGGGTAAAACTAGCTGATGGACAGTCTGCCAAGATTCGTTTTGTTGAAGAGCTAGACAGCGAATCAGCGAACTACAACGAGGGTCGTGGACTTTCGGTAGTAATCGCAGAACACACTAATCCAAAGGATTACAAGCTTAAGGCAGCCTGTACCATTGACTCAGAGGGTCGTTGCTACGGTTGTGAGATGGCTCGCAAGGAGCCAAAGTCAGGTTGGCGTTCACGCCTCCGCTTCTACTGCAACGTTATTATTGACGACAGCACAGAAGCACCTTATGTGGCTGTTTGGTCACAGGGTATCAGCAAGCAGTCAGCATTCAACACCATTCGTGAGTATGCTCTAGAGACTGGTTCTATTTCAAATCTTGAGTGGAAGATTAAGCGTAACGGTCAGGGAACTGAGACCAGCTACACCTTGCTTCCAACCAAGCCAGACTCAGAGCCATACACCTGGGGAGAGGTTGAAGCATTCGACCTTGAGAAGGTTGTCCGTGAGATTCCTTACGCAGAGCAGGAGAACTTTTACTTCGGCTTTGGTCAGACCGCTTCGGTAACTTCAAGCAACACCGACTGGTAAAACATAGAGCTGGGCATCTCTACAAACTGCCCCACACAAACTTTTATTACTAACGAAGGAAACAATGAGCTACGCTCCACTTCACGTTCACACACACTACAGCCTATTTGATGGCATTGCTACACCACAGGAGTACGTTGACCGTGCTGTCTCTGTGGGTATGACCTCTATCTCAATCACAGACCACGGTTCTCTGTCTGGTCACCGTGAGATGTATCGTGCTGCTAAAGCAGCAGGTATTAAACCAATCCTTGGAGTCGAAGGGTACATCTGTAAAGACCGCTTTGACCATGAAGAAAAGGATAAGACAGACCTACTCAATCTAAACTACAACCACCTTATCATTCTTGCTAAGAACAAGGTAGGTCTAGAGAACCTTAACAAGCTTAATGAGCTTGCCTGGACAGAGGGTTTCTTTAAGAAGCCTCGTATGGACTGGAGCATTCTAGAGCAATACAAAGATGGTTTAGTCATTACCTCTGGATGTCTTTCGGGATTCCTGTGCAAGGCTATCGAAGCAGACAACCTAGCAGTAGCCAAAGAACACATCAAGTGGGCTAAGGACACCTTTGGTGACGACTACTACATTGAGGTCATGCCACACAACCCTGCAGAAGTAAACAAGATGTTACTTGAACTTGCAGATGAATTTGGCATCAAGCCTGTAATCACTCCAGACTGCCACCATGCAGACAAGTCACAGCGTGACATCCAAGAACTCAAACTTATTCTAAACTCTTACTCTAACAAGACTGAGAAAGAAGTAACTTTTGCTGGTACTCAGAAGTATGACAACCTTATGGATAAGCTAGACTACTTGTATGGTGCAGACCGTCAGATGTCGTTCAAGAACTTTGAGATTCACCTACTGTCTGACGAAGAGATGCGTAACGCCATGCTTGCCCAGGGTATTGACCGTGAGGATATGTACCAGAACAGCAAGGATATTGCAGACCAGATTGAAGACTATGAGATTCAAGATAATCTAGATTTGCTTCCAGCACAGTATGTTAACCCAGACCAAGAGCTATATGAACTAGCCATTGAGGGTCTTACTAAGCGTGGGCTACACACCAACCAAGAATATCTGGACAGACTTAATGAAGAGCTTTCTGTTATCAAAGACAAGAAGTTTGGACCTTACTTTCTAGTTGTTCGTAATATGATTAACTGGGCTAAAAAAGAAGATATCATGGTGGGACCAGGACGTGGTTCTGCTGCAGGTTCGCTGCTTTGCTACTCTCTTGGTATCACAGACGTTGACCCTATCCAGCATGGTCTTCTATTCTTCCGTTTCATTAATCCAGAGCGTAATGACTTCCCAGATATTGATACAGATATCCAAGACTCACGCCGTGAAGAAGTTAAGGACTACCTAGTTCGTCAATACCGTCACGTTGCGTCCATAGCAACATTCCTCGAATTCAAGGGCAAGGGTATCGTTCGTGACGTGGCTCGTGTTCTAAACATTCCGCTACCTGACGTTAACAAGGTACTTAAACTTGTAGACGACTGGGACGAGTATCTGACATCTAAATCAACTGCAGAGTTCCGTGACAAGTATCCAGAGATTGAAGAGTATGGCGAGCAATTGCGTGGTCGTATTCGTGGTACTGGTATTCACGCTGCAGGTGTTGTAACGTCTAAGGAGCCTATCTTTAAGTTCGCACCACTAGAAACACGCACTAGTCCTGGCAATAAGGAACGTATCCCTGTGGTGGCGGTAGACATGGAAGAAGCAGAGCGTATTGGTCTAATCAAGATTGATGCTCTAGGTCTAAAGACCCTATCTGTTATTCAAGACACCCTCAAGATTGTTGAGGAGCGTACCAACGATAAGATTGACTTACACAAAATTGATATGGAAGACAAGAATGTTTATGCCATGCTGTCTGACGGTTTTACTAAGGGCGTGTTCCAGTGTGAAGCTACACCATATACCAACTTGCTAGTTAAAATGGGTGTTAAGAACTTCAACGAACTTGCTGCATCTAACGCTCTAGTTCGCCCAGGTGCTATGAACACCATTGGTAAAGATTACATTGCTCGTAAGCACGGTAAGCAGAACCTAGACTACAAGCACGTTAACATGAAGAAGTTTACCGAAGAGACCTACGGATGCATTCTGTATCAGGAACAGGTTATGCTTGCCTGTACTGAACTTGGCGGTATGACAATGGCTGAGGCTGACAAGGTTCGCAAGATTATTGGTAAGAAGAAGGATGCTAAAGAGTTCAAGCAGTTCCAAGACAAGTTTGTTGAGGGTGCTTCACGCTTCCTATCTCCAAACGTTGCAGAAGACTTGTGGCACGACTTTGAGGCTCACGCAGGGTACTCATTCAACAAGTCTCACGCTGTAGCATACTCAACGCTATCATACTGGACAGCATGGTTGAAGTATCACTATCCAATTGAGTTTATGTATTCATTGCTTAAAAACGAAAGTGATAAGGATGCTCGCACAGAGTACCTAATCGAAGCAAAGCGTATGGGTATTCCTATCCGCCTACCACACATTAACGACTCAGACATTGACTTTACAATCGAAGGAAAGGGAATCCGCTTTGGACTTTCAGCAATCAAATACATTTCTGACAACATTGCTTCTAAGTATATTGCTGCTCGCCCTTTTAGCTCCTACAAACAACTTGAGGAGTTTAGTTTTGGCAAGGGCAATGGTGTTAATAGCCGTGCCCTGCAAGCTCTTCGTCTTATTGGTGCTGCAACTTTTGATGATAATCCTAGGAATGATGAAGAAGTTAAAGAGAATCTTTATGAATACCTAAACCTACCAGAGTTTAACGTATCAATTCCACAGCACTATCACGCATTTATCAATGACGTAGAAGAGTATGAGGAAAAGGGTTCGTTTATCCTAATGGGCATGGTCAAGGGTATCAAGCGTGGCAAAGGCTGGTCAAGAGTTGAGATTCTAGATAAGACTGGTAGTGTCGGCATCTTTGATGAAGAGCAGTCAACTATCGAAGCAGGTCGTACTTATATCTTGCTGGCAAGCGATAACAGGATTGTTACAGCAATTCCAGCAGACGAAATCAAGGCAAACCAAACAGGATTGATTAAGATTCTTAACTTCCGTATGCTACCATACAAAGAGGACGAACTTTTTGTGGTATCATTCAAGCCACGAATTACCAAGACAGGTAAGAAGATGGCTTCCCTAGTGCTAGCAGACGCTACACGGACGCTACACAGCGTTACAGTATTCCCTACGGCTTTCTCCAAGGCTTACATGAAGATTGACGAGGGAAACGTATACAAATTCTCTTTGGGTAAAACTAAAGACGGAACAACAATTATGGAGGATGTATTTAATGTTTGATGAAGTATCGCAACACCTGCACGAGGTTGCAGTAGAAAAAGGTTTTTGGGATGTGATTAAGGATGCTCCGCAAGAGCAGGTAGACATCTTTATGACCAAGCAGCTAATGATGATTGTATCAGAGGCTACAGAGGTCATGGAGGCTATCCGTAAGTCACACGGTCCAGAGGCAGTAGCAGACGAGGTAGCAGATATTCTTATCCGCACACTTGACCTCTATGCAGGATTGCTTGAGCACGAATACACAAACGTATCGCTTGACGAAGCATTTGAAAAGAAGACTGCTTTCAACAAGTCACGACCACAGAAGCATGGGGTAAAGTTTTAATGACAACCATGGAAGAAGCTCTAGCATTGCTAGACCCAAAGATTAGAAAGCGTCTAACTAACGGTGTGGGCTTTACCACAACGTTCCAGAAGACTCCTAGCTATGGTCTAAACCGTGCTCTTAATGGTGGATTGCCATATGGTCGTCAGGTGCTTATCTGGGGTAGCAAGTCGTCTGCAAAGTCGTCTCTCTGCCTACAGATGATTGCTTTGGCTCAAGAAGAAGGAAAGTTGTGTGCCTGGATTGATGCCGAGATGTCTTACTCAGAAGACTGGGCTAAGAGACTTGGGGTAGACACAGACAATCTAATTGTCTCACAGGCTCGTACCATTAATGAAATGGTTGACGTTGGAACAGCACTAATGAATGCAGGGGTAGACATGATTGTAATTGACTCAATCACATCGCTGCTACCTGCAATCTATTTTGAAAAGGGAACTGATGAACTTAAAGAACTTGAAAACACTAAACAAATCGGTGCTGAGTCAAGAGACTTTAGCAACGCTTGGAAGATGCTCAACTATGCTAATAACAAAGTTAAGCCTACTATGCTTGTTCTTATTTCTCAGTCTAGGAATAATATTAGTGCTATGTATACTTCTCAGCAGCCTAGCGGTGGTCAAGCTACTAAGTTTTATTCATCGACGGTTATCAAACTATTCAGTTCCGAATCAGACAATCAGGCTATTAAAGGAAAGATTGCTGTTGGAGATAAACTCATTGAGGAAAAGGTTGGACGAAAGGTTCGTTGGGAAGTACAATTTTCCAAGACATCGCCAGCCTTCCAGTCTGGGGAGTACGATTTTTATTTCCGTGGGGACGTTGGCGTTGATAGCATTGGTGACCTCGTGGATACTGCAGAAATGATGGGCATTGTAAGTCGCACAGGAGCCTGGTACATCCTACCAGATGGCTCTAAATTGCAGGGTAGAGAAGCATTTGTAAATCGTGTTCGTGAGGACCTAGATTTGCAAGACTCTATTAAGGCACAGGTCAATGGCGAAGTATAACATCTACTCAGGCAAGTTTGTTTGCCACACTTGCAAGGCTGAGGTAAAGAGCCTACGCTCCTATCCAGCAACTAAAGAGCTAACATGGATGTGTCCTGAAAAGCACGTTAGTATTGTAAGCTTTGCAAAGAAAAAAAGAAAGGGAGACTTTGAGCGAGAAGAGCGAGAGTAAACGTATTGGTGCTAAACAGCACAAGAACTCTGGTCGTGGAGCTCATAAGGGCGATGCCTCTTGGGAAAACTTTACAGTTGACTTCAAAGAGGTTGGCAAGTCATTTACACTAAACAAAGAGGTATGGGCTAAGGCTGTTACGGATGCTATCCGTAATGGCAATGACCCTGCTATTGTGGTGGTACTTGGAGATTCAGGTATTAAAACAAGACTGGCAGTAATAGAACTTTCCCTACTTGAACAAATCCTATCTGATGGTGTATAATAGAACTACAACGATTAAGGAATTAACTTGGAAACAGAAACAAAAACAACGATTGAACAAATCAATGGCTTGTCAGAGATTGCTGATTACATGGAAGACGAAGAGCTTGCAACAGCACTTACCTTCATTGCAAAGCTTATTCTCAAGCCAGATATTCCACTAAATGTTGCAACCGTGGAGATTGTACGCTTGCAAGCAATTGCAGCTAAAATGTCCTTTAAAGCCACATGGCTAACTAACGTAGAAAAAGGAGACAGAGCGAAAAAGAATATTTATTACACCGCTGCTGAGGCTATCAACAACCTCGTATCGGCTCTTAAATATATCACTCGCTAGTGTTGATATGGCAAAAAGTTTATTGCAACAGGTAATGCTTAAGGTAGAAGACAAGATTTCTTCGCAGCCCTCGTTCCTTGACAAACAGGGACTAATTGAAAAGATTCAAAGCGGATATATTGTAAACCGTGTTGATAAGTTTCAAACTAAAAAAACATTTGCACCAAGTACAATTGCGTTCTCTCATGGAGAATGTCCTCGTTACTGGTATCTAGCCTTTGAGGGTGCTGTGTTTACTGACAATGCAGATGCTTATGGCGGAGCAAACATGACTGCTGGTACAAAGTCACACGAACGTATCCAGGAAGCTATGGGCAACGCAGGTATCCTAAAAGACTCAGAGTTCAAAGTCACCTATGACGACCCACCAATCTTTGGATATGGTGACGTTATTCTTGACTGGGAAGGTATGGACCTACTTGGTGAAATCAAGACCATGCCCAACGAAGGCTTTGAGTATCGCAAGGTAGCAGGTAAGCCAAAGACTGGACACCTTGTCCAGTTGCTTATCTATATGAAAATTCTTAACAGAAGCAAAGCAATTCTGATTTATGAAAACAAAAATAATCACGAGCTGCTAATCTTCCCTGTTGAGTTGAATGAATACTATTTTAAGTGGGTAGAGAACGCTTTTGAGTGGATGAAAAATGTTCGAAAGGCTTGGGAAGACAAAACCCTGCCAGAGAAAAACTATCGCTCAAATTCTAAAATTTGTAAGACTTGTCCTATCAAGGATGCGTGTAACAATGCTGGTTCTGGAGTGATTAAAATCAAATCTCTGGAGCCATTGGATGATAAAGCATTGTGATTGGTGTGACAACAAGTTCACACAAAAAGTAAAGTATCAGATTTACTGTTCTGCAGACTGTAGGGCGTTAGCAACTAAAGAAAAGATTGCTCAACGTTACATACAGGAGCGAACAAAAAAGAGGGCATTGGTAAAAAGGTTCTGCAAGTCTTGTAAAAGCCTCTTGTCAATGTATAATGATACTCAATTATGTGAGCTTTGCGATGTTAATCCAACGGATGTTTCTAAGGCACTCAAAGAAATGAAGAGGATGCTTAACGATGAATCTAAGTAAGCTAAAAGAAAAGCCAAAAAAGTTCTGTGCTATTGACGCTAGCACAAACAGCCTGGCATTTGCTGTATTTGATGGCAAGAAGATTATCGCCTGTGGCAAGATTAACTTTGCTGGCGTTACAACTTTTGAAAAGGTAATGGATGCTGCCAAGAAGACAAAAGCCTTCTTTGATAAGTTTGATTTTGATGCAGTAATTATTGAACATACGGTATTTATGAACAGTCCTAAGACAGCAGCACAGCTTGCCACGCTGCAGGGAGCGTTGCTAGGGGCTGCAGGGATGGCTGGGGTAAAGAGAATCGGTTCAGTATCCCCAATGACATGGCAGAACTTTATTGGTAATAAGAAACTAACCAAAGAAGAAAAGGCAGAGATTGCTAAGAAGAATCCTGGCAAGTCTGTGTCTTGGTTTAAGAATGAAGAACGCTCCATTCGTAAGCAGAGAACAATCAACTTTGTTAATATAAACTATGACAAAGAACTAACAGATGATGATGTTGCAGATGCTTGTGCAATCGGACACTGGGCATTGTCAAACTGGGAAAAGGCATTTGGGTATTGACATTATGGCAAATAAATTGTATACTAGTGAAGCATGGTTAAAGAAACGCTTCCATGCTGATAAAAAAACACCACAAGAGATTGCAAAAGAATGCGGTACTAGCGTGGAAACAATCTACGTCTATCTAGCCAAGTTCGGATTAAGGAAATCAAAAAGATGAGCGACAACCTAAAGATTACAGTAGACCAAGTGAACCACCCACCACACTATACCTCTGACCCCAGCGGTGTTGAGTGTATTCAAATTACTAGACACCGCAACTTTAATGTCGGTAACGCATTTAAATATCTTTGGCGAGCAGGACTCAAAGACGAGAAAAAGACTATTCAGGATTTAGAGAAGGCTATCTTTTACATCCAAGACGAGATTAAACGACTACAGGGAGAGAGTAAGTAATGGGACGCAGGAAAAAGTATGTAACGCCAGTTATTGCTACCAAGTTTAGTAGAGAAGATTCTGTTGTAATTAACGGATTTGAAATCAATCGTGGTGATACAATTAAAGTAAAGGATGAATACGGTGGCAAGTTTAAGTTTGAATACTTTGTGACTAATACTGAGACTGGTGCTCAGTGGGTAGACTGTTTTGAAATTATCAACAAGGTACCATCCGTGTTCCGTTCTTTTAAGGTAGGGCGTGTAAAGCGTGTACCAACAAAGGGCAAGAGGAGTAAGCGTGTCGATTGAAGACTTAACAGTTGAGCATCTAGATGAGATGAACAAAGTTGTGGAGAAGTATCTCCAGGGCGAAGAGCCTACCCAAATTTCAAAAGCGTTAGCCTTGCCAAGACAAAAGGTAATGGCACACATTACTCAGTGGCGTACCCTGGCTTCTGATAACGCTGCTATTCGTGCTAGAGCTAAAGAGGCATTGGCAGGTGCTGATACACACTACAGCAAGCTAATTAGCAAGGCGTACGAAGTTATTGACGAAGCAACCACCACAGCAAACCTAGGGGCTAAGACTGCAGGTATTAAGCTGGTAATGGACCTTGAGAAGACTCGTATTGATATGCTACAGAAAGCTGGTTTGCTTGAGAACAAGGAGCTAGCAGAAGAGATGCTAGAGATTGAGCGTAAGCAGGATATCCTAGTAAACATCCTTCGTGATATTGCTAGTGAATATCCACAAATTCGTGACGAGATTATGCGTAGGCTGTCGCAGGTATCTAAAGAACAAGAGGTCATAACTATTGTCAACAATGTTTAATGAGTTCTTTGAAGTTCTAAAGAACAATAACTTTGCTGAAACACCAGTAGATGCTCGCACATTCGTAGAGGGTGCAGATTATTTAGGACAGCCACCGTTGTCTGAAGTTCAGTATGACATTGTTGAAGCAATGAGTCAAATCTATAAGCTAGAAGATTTAATTGACATTATGGGCGACACAGAAGGTCGCAGGTACTACAAGAAATACACAAAGAATGAGGTTATCCTACAGCTTGGTAAAGGTTCTGGAAAAGACTTTACATCTACAGTAGCGTGTGCATACATTGTTTACAAACTACTTTGTCTTAAAGACCCAGCACGATATTTTGGAAAGCCATCTGGTGACGCTATTGACATCATCAACGTTGCTATTAACGCACAACAGGCAAAGAACGTTTTCTTTAAAGGATTTAAGTCTAAGATTGAACGCTCACCCTGGTTTGCTGGAAAGTTTTATGCCAAGGCAGACAGCATTGAGTTTGACCATTCCATTACGGTTTATTCTGGTCACTCAGAGCGTGAATCTCACGAGGGTCTTAACTTGCTTCTAGCAGTGCTTGACGAGATTTCTGGTTTTGCTCAGGAAGTAAATGCTGGAAATGACCAAGGTAAAACTGCTGACAACATCTACAAAGCCTTCCGTGCTTCGGTAGACTCTCGTTTTCCAGACCTAGGTAAAGTAGCCCTGCTATCATTCCCTCGTTACCCAGGAGACTTTATTTCTCAAAGATACGATGCTGTAATTGCTGAGAAAGATGTTATAACAAAGACTCACAAGTTTATTATGAATCCAGACTTGCCAGAAGATGCAGAAGGAAACTCGCTAGACATTGAGTGGGATGAAGACACTATTGTTTCATACAAATATCCAGGTGTGTTTGCACTTAAGCGACCAACCTGGGCTGTAAACCCTACTCGTAAGATTGACGACTTCAAGCTTGCATTCTATACAGACCTTGGCGATGCCATGCAACGCTTTGCCTGTATTCCAACCTATGCTTCAGATGCATTCTTTAAACAGCAGGAAAAGGTTAGAGCCTGTATGACCACTAGAAATCCACTAGACAGCATTAGACGCTTTGATGAAACGTTTGTACCAGACCCAGACAAGACTTACTTTGTTCATGCTGACCTTGCCCAGCGACACGACAAGTGTGCTGTTGCCATTGCTCACGTAGAAAAGTGGGTATCTGTTCAAGTAATTAAAGACTATGAACAAGTAGTCCCAGTAGTTGTAGTAGACGCTGTAGCATGGTGGGAGCCTCGTAGAGAGGGTCCTGTAAACCTATCAGAGGTTAAGCAGTGGATTCAAAACCTACGGAGACTGGGATTTAACATTGGCTTAGTATCTTTTGACCGATGGAACTCCTTCGATATCCAAAACGAACTTAAGTCTGTTGGAATTAGAACTGATACTGTTTCTGTTGCAAAGAAGCATTATGAAGATATGGCTATGCTAGTTTACGAAGAGCGTTTAGTTATGCCAAATATTGAACTTCTGTTTGAAGAGCTAACTGAGTTAAAAATTGTTAAGAACAATCGTGTAGACCACCCTCGTAAATCTTCTAAGGACTTGGCGGATGCTGTATGTGGAGCAGTGTTTGGGGCTATCTCACATACTCCTAGAAACGTTAATCAACAGGTAGATATTCATACATTTAGGGACAGACCAAAGGTAGACAAAAACACATTGCCAGAAAACACAATTGTCTTTGAACCAAAGCTTCAAGAAGACGCTAAAGAGTATTTGTCTCAATTCAACGTGCTATAATATTAGCATGAGGAACTATGGTCAACCGTAACTGGCAACCATTTCATATGCGTGAAAGCCAACATTTACACCTCAGAAGACCTAGAAACCTGCTCAAAAGCCAACAAAAAATAAGTCCTACAAGATACGATAGGCAAAGCAAGATGCCACCAAGTAATCAAAATCAAAATTTGTCTTACCAATGATGGTATAATAATACTGTTGGGGAACTTCCCCACTAGGAGAACGGAAAAATAAAAAAACTTATACACACAGTGCTAGTAATAATGCTAGCTTTAACCCCACTGATGATGTCTAGTCCTGCATTTGGTATAACCAAAGCAGAGTACGAGACACTACTCGCTGAAGCACAGCAAAAAGTTGATGCAGCACAAGCAGAACTAGAGCAGCAGCAACAAGACTTAGTAGCCCTAAATAACTCAAAGACAGCCACAGAAACGTCCCTAGGAGACGCTCAGAAGGCTCTAGAAGACGCTCAAGCGTCACTTAACGTAGCAATTGAAGCTAATAATACACAGTCTCAAAAAGTCGCAGAAGCACAGCAAAGCCTTGCCAATGCACAAGCCCTGGTAGAGCAAAAGCAGTCTGCACTTGAAGAAATCTCTCAAGACATCCTAGCAAAATCTTCGCAGGTAACTGTAGCATCCCAAGAACTAGATGAAGCCACACAAGACATGGACAAAGCATTTACCGACATGATAAACTCTGAAGAATCTTTAAATGATTTAACTCTCCAAAAACAACAGTCAGAACAAGATTATAGCGTAGCAGTAAACGAATATAACGTAGCATTGCTAAACTACAACCTATCAGTAGGAACGGTACACGAGAAGGGTGCAAATGTTGATAGCACATCTGTGGCATACAATCAATCACTAGCAAACTTGCAAGTTAAGTTAAACAATCTTACACAGGCACAGTCTGCTGTAGATACTGCACAATACAACTACAACAATAACCTTATTGCAGTTTATCCACCCAATGCACAGCCAACCATTGCTGGGCTAAGAGCAGACATTTATAGACAGATTTCATCACCAAATCCAATTCGTTCAGATACAGCATACACATTTTGTAAGACAATAACTGTTACTCAAATTAACAAAGATTGGGGTGGCGGAAACATTGAGGGTTGTGGCGGTGACTACATTATGATTCACTACAGAGGATACCTCACGGTCCCAACTACAGATAATTATGAGTTTCTTGCTATGGTTGACGATGGCTGGCATATGACAATTGGTGGAACGGTTGTAAATGATAACTGGACACTAAAAGGGTGTGGTGGTAACTGGAGCAATCCTATTCCACTACAGGCAGGACAATCATACGCTATTGATGCA